AATGAAGACACTTAAACTTACTTTGAACAAGAAAAACAAATTGAGGAGGAGACAATGACGAAAGATGATAAAGGCAAGGTCAAGAAGAAAAAGGTTTCTAGGCCACCGAGAGCGAGAGTAGTAAATGGAGTAACGAATCGGGAATTCGCAAAAGACGATGTTTCGTTTAAGACTTGTTGCGAAAGGGCAGGTCTAGAACCGACGAAGAGACAAGCGTCAAAGTGGAGAAGAGGGAAAGGGAAAGCTTATTCATTCTTGAGTGCAGGAGCAAATTCATGAACCACGAATTGAATCCATATGTCTATGATAAGTACAAAGGCTTCCTAACATGGTTCGGAGACCTATATTTTGCAACGAAACCTCCTTTATGCTCGGCAAAACAGATAGAAGAAATGTTGGAAGTTATTCAGCCAGCAGACGTAATATGCCGGGGGTACAATTATTATCTTGATGGTCATTTTATCCCCGGAGACTATTCCCATTCTGGGATAGTCGTGAACAAAAGAGAAATGATCCACTCTATTGCGGAAGGGGTTGGTTCTGTTCATCCAATAGACTTCGTGAAAGACGTCGACCGCTTTATTGTCTTGAGAGCAAAATATTCTCCCGATCTCCTCTTGAGCCGTCAGATGGAAATTGTCGATCGCGCGATTTGGCATGCCGATTGCAACAATACAGAATATGATTTCATGTTTTCAGAGGATGGAAAATATTATTGCCATGAGTTTACGGCTGATTGTTTGGCCCGTGGCGAAATCATCATATCTAAAACAGTGAAAAAGTTTGGAGTGTGGCCCTTTGCTTTTGAAAGGGAGTTGTATTTAGCTCAAAATCTCATAGACCGTCTCCTCGTGGTTTATGAATTCAATCCAAGAAAATCCTCCTAAGTAAAGCTACACATTCTTCCTCCTTTTAGGCCTGACGGTTTCCGTCAGGCCTTTTTCTTTTTAATCCCGTTCTTTGTTCCCTCCTAATTTATATTTTATATGTGACATAAAACAATCGATGAACTGTTTTGCATTCTTTCTTGGAGGTGGTAGTTTGGGGAAAAAATTTGAATTGGTTACGAAGCGTTTTCTTTTGAAGGATGTCAACCCTGATGTCGCGTCATTGATCGCTAAGGAATTTGGCAAAGATGAGGGAGAGCTTCAGTTTGTAAGAAAAGGCTTTGAACCAAGTGATATCAAATTTGATGAAGGAGAGAATTCCTCTGTTGATTATATCACAACAAAGTCAATGGACAGGGACGGAGAAATTGTCGATCCTTCTGGGGTTCTTCTTGACGTGTTTAAGAAGCACCCTATTGTAGTATGGTGCCACGATTACAAGGCATTGCCTCTTGGAAAGTCTGCATGGATTAAGGCCGATGACAAAGGGCTGATTTCCAAAACGATTTATGCAACAAAGGCAAATCCTTTCGCCAAACAGGTTTATGAGTATAGAAAGGACGGCTTTCCTCTTGGCAAGTCTGTTGGCTTTGTCCCTCTCGATTGGGAAGATTACAATCCCGAGGTATCGAAAGGTCTTAAGCGTAAATACAAAAAGGTTGTTCTTCTTGAGTATTCTGATGTCCCTATTCCTTCCAATGCGGACGCCCTTCAGATTGCAGTAAGCAAAGGCCTTCTTTCTCTTGAACAGTCAAAAGATTTGTTCAGTTTTATTGAGCAAAAAGGAGAAGAAGGGACGGGGGACTTTTTTGATCTTGGAGAAGAAGGGATTGAAACTAAGTCCATTAAAATGCATTGTGAAACGTGTAAAGGAGAACAGGACTTTGATCAGTTGGAAGGAGAAGAAGAATACACCTGCAAAGTCTGCGGCAACAAAACAAAAAAACCGGTAAAGAAAGAAGACGACGAAGACATAGAACAGAAGGCGAAAGGAGACAAAGAAGAAGAGAACGCAGAACTCTTTGACATTGTTTGTCCTGAATGCGGCGAAGAGTTCACTGCTGATGGGAAGAGCGAAACGGCTACTTGTCCTTCGTGCAAAGAAAAGATCGATCTCAAGAAGAAAGAAGAGAAAAAGGAAGTTGACGACGAAGAGATAAAGATGAAGACTTTCCTTGAGGGGAATCCCAGCACATATGACATGATGTCTGCCATTGGTCGGGCATTGTCTCCAGTTGTGTCTACTGGCCTTTCGTTCTCTTATGGATATGTCGTGGACCTGTACCCAATCAATTACCCCAGCGGGAAAGCGATTGTCCATGGCACAGATATGACAACGAAGAAAGAAAGAAAGTACGCGGTTGATTATACGTACAAAGACGGAGAAGTCACCGTTCAGAATCCTTCAGAAGTCGAAGTATCTTATGTCAAGAAGTCCATCGGAGATATGTTTTCCACTATCGATGATACGACAAAAAAAGAACTCGATGACCTGAGAACTAAGCAGGGCGAACTCGAAGAAATTCTGGAAGAGAATGACTTCCTCGTTGAAAAGGTCAAAGTTTATGCAAAAGAGATTTCTCGGCTGAAAGAAATCGAAGAAGAATATCTCACTATAAAAGAAGGGCGTGTTCTGAGTGGGAAGAACAGAACGCTCCTTAAGAATTGCATTGAACAGATGAACGATTCGTTGGTTGTCCTCGGGGAGCTTATGAATGCTACTGATGTGACAGGAAAGGCTCTTGAAGATGAAGAAGAGGAAATCGAAATTGAAGAAGAAGAGGAAGAAGACGTTACAAAAAGTTTTTCTTCTGATGACATTAAAGACATCACTCAGAAAGTAATTTCTGATTTGAACATAAATAAAACCCTATTGTCCACTCTTAGTATTGAAAAGATTATCAATAGGGTTCATGCTAAAGTGACTGGAAAGGTTACTGAGGAATAAGTTCTGGAGATGTCAGGACAATTGTACTTCTGGAGATAGTAAGAACTGTTAGGAAGGAAATTGTTCAGGGGCATTAGGAACAGGCAAAAGAGAAAATAAAATCGAAAGAAAGAGATAGGAGGAATAGGCTATGGCTAAGATAGGAAAAGAAGAACTGATTCAGATGATCAAATCTCAGGTCGAGGAATCGATCGGAAGCATTTCGGATGTTCAGATCAAGGAAATCGAAACGGCAGTCGAAAAGAAATTCCTTGATATGGCAAAAGGTCTTTCAGAACGCAAAATCACCGGCACCGACAACATCGACAACATTGATGAGTCCATGCGTTTCAAGAGTCTTGGTGATCAGCTTCAGGCTGTTTACAAAGCAGCGGTCCCGAACGGTGCTCCCGATGAAAGGCTTGGCCTTATCAATAAGGCAGCAAGCGGAGCAAACGAGACTGTTGCCGCAGAAGGTGGCTTCCTCGTTCAGCCGGAGTTCTCGAATGAACTCTATATGGCCGCTCACGACTCCTCGGTGCTTTATGGGAAATGCAGGAAAGTCCCGATTGGGGCAAATTCCAATTCCCTTGTCCTGAATGCTCTGGACGAAAAGAGCCGGGCAAATGGATCCCGTTGGGGTGGTGTTCAGGTTTACTGGTCTGATGAGGCCGGTACTGTCGCCGCGACAAAACCGAAATTCCGCCAGATGACCCTCAAGCTGAAAAAGCTTATGGGTGTTGCCTATGCAACGGAAGAGCTTCTGCAGGATTCTACTGCTCTTGCTTCCGTTGTCAGTCAGGCCTTTTCCGAAGAATTTGGGTTTAAGATTGACGACGGTATTGTTCGTGGCAATGGCGTAGGCCAGATGTACGGGCTTCTTGGTTCTCCTGCCTTCGTGTCAGTGCCCAAAGAAACGAATCAGGCAGCGGCCACTGTGGTGTTTGAAAACATTCTCAATATGTGGAATAGGGTTCCTGCCAAACTCCGGACGAAATCGGAGTGGTACCTCAACCAGGACGTTGAGCCTCAGCTTTTCCAGATGTACCTCGCGGCCGGAACGGGTGGCGTTCCCGTTTATTTGCCTCCTAACGGCATCGTCAATGGTCCTTCCAGCGGATCCCTTATGGGAAGACCTGTCAACCCGATCGAGCAGTGCGAAGCTCTCGGGACGGTTGGAGACATTATGCTTCTTGCCTTGAGTGAGTATCTCGTTGTGGATAAGGGAGCAATGAAGAGCGCCGAATCGATTCACGTTCGTTTTCTCTATGACGAACAGGCCTTCAGGTTTACTTACAGGATCGACGGTCAGCCCTTGTGGAACAGCACCTTGACCGCTTACAAAGGCGGTACGACAAGATCTCCTTTCGTTGGCGTAGCAACGAGGGCGTAATCAGCAAATAACAACGGATAGGAGGCAATAAAATGCCAGCAATAAAGTTTTTAGTCGATTGGAGGGACTTCAAAGCTCAGGACGTTACGGAGGAGCTTAGTTCGAGAATTTGCGACGAACTCATTTCAGCGAATCTTGCCGAATTGTACGAAGTTGAAGAAGCGGAAAAAATGACGTTGGAAAATTCTCTTAGCTTCAAAAAGTCTTCGTTGAGAATGTGTCAGACAATGAAGGAATATCATCTCAATGAAGCGGCAAAGCTTGAAGAAAAGGAAGAAGCTATTGTCGAGGAAATAAAGGCAGTGGAAAAGGCTTTAAAGAAGCCAAAGAGAATGAAGAAGTTGAAAAGGAAGGAAGAAAGCGAGTCTGATCCTGAGGAAACTGAAGAAAGCGAGTCTGATCCTGAGGAAAACGAAAATAATCAGACTCAAGCCGACAACGAAAACGAAAATAAGGAGGAATAAGATATGGAAGGAAAATCTGTTGTAATCCCTTTGGTATGGCCTATTACTCAGGACGGTGCCCTTGTTTCTGATGCAATCAGCCTGAAGAATTATAACCACGCCGACATCTACATCCAGATCGGTACGGTTACGAAAGCTGGTGCGGTTACTCTCCAGCAGGGGAAAGCCGTTGCGTCTGTCGCGACCGCCCTGCCCTTTACTCGGTACCTGAGTACCGGTTTCATTCTGGACTATGACGGTGCCTCAGTCGATACTCCTGCGGCGGCAGGGGAAACGGTGACAGGTGCTGGTGGCGGTATTGGCTATGTTGCGCGTGATCTTGGTGGTCGCCTGGAATGTTATGCCTTTAACGGGACGACATTCGTCGACAACGAAGTGCTCACATTCTCTGGTGGCAAAACGGCTGTGGCTAATGGCATTCAGAAAAATGAGGACATCATGATTCCTCGGACGGCAGCGTTGAATACCTTTGACTGTGCCGCTGTTGCAAACAAACAGTATTGCATCCCTGTCAATGGTTCGATGCTTACAGAAGGATATGATTGCGTGGAAGTCAACATCGCAGACATGGATGCCACTGGCGTTGTGGCCTTTGCCGTTCTGTCGGAACCTCGCTATCTCGGCGATCCTCCCGAGACGGCAATATACGACTGATAACTAAAGTCGTCGGTTAAGAGAATAAAGGCCCAAAGGAAATCCCTCTTTTGGGCCTTTTTACAAAAAGGAGGAAAGAAAAGAAACAAAGAGGGGAACCACTCCTCAGACCTATTATAGGATGGAATATTTTTTTGGAGGTAAATTTCAATGGGTCATTCAAATGTCAAATCCCAGTGGTCCTCGGGAAATCTTGTTTTTTCCAATAAAGTTGTTGGTGCCAAAATCCAGTTTCAGGGCGTTGATGTCAGTATAGAAAATGATGCAAGACTGGATTTTTCGAGCGCGACAATCAAGGCCGCAAACACCGATGGCGGAATCATTAAGGCCGGAACTGCTTCTGCAAGAGTAACGGAAGACACAGCCGATATGAAGTTTATGGCATTTTACTTTGACAATGGCGCGACTTCCGGAGATAACAGGGGTATGTACCTTCGTCAGTATCTCACTGGCGCAGGTGGTGGAGGTGAAGCTCTTCGCGTTTTTACGACTATAGAAAACGTCGCTGGCGGAACCGCGCACGGCGCACACATTTCTCTCAGCTTTGGGGCAAGCGGAACTCTTACGGATCTTGGTGCCGCTGTAAGAGCGACACTTCATATCCCCGATGACGCGGCTCAGGCTGGAACACTTTGTGCCGTTCAGGCAGAGATCTATTCTGACGGCGACACTTCTGATCCTGCTGGCTCTCAGCTTTCAGCAATTCGCATTGTCAATGATGGCGGAAATGGGAAAGCAGATGTCGACACCGATTGTGCCGCGATTGAATTCGCTGGCTTCACTGTTGGTGATGGGAACATGCTTGCTGTTGACAATTCTCCGGGTGCTTGCCCGAACATCACACATTCCATCAAGATCAGGCTCCCGGACGATTCTCTGGCGTATCTCTATGCCGGAGCAACTCCTGTAACAGCCTAAACACAGCACATTCTC